GAGTTTCCCAAAGTTCCCCCCGAAGCGTGGCAGATGGTGGGACTTTCGCAGGCAACTGCGCAGGAGACTTCCGGTGCCAACCAGCAAACCACCATGGGAGCAGGAGCCGCGGGAGTTAAAACGACTGGGATGCGGTCGGGCACTGGAGCAGCTCTGGTGGGCCAAGCTAATGCTTCTCGACTGGATGGACCGATGGAACGATTCATCCGGCAGGTCTTCAAGCCCTTCATCTACAAGATGGATGAACTCAACAACGAAAAACTCCCGACCAGAATTCTGAACGAAGTGTTGGGCGATGAAATCGCTAAAGACTTCAAAGTCGATCACATCGAATTCCGCAATGCCAAAATCGAGTATGACGTTCTCGCGGGCGCGCACCTCGGAGCGAAGAAAGAAAAACTTCAATTCCTGCCCTTCGTCATGCAGATGGTGAACAACCCAACTCTTATGGAACTAGCGGCCGAGCAGGGATTATCTTTCAATTTCAAAGCATGGTTTGACGAATTCTCGGATCTGGCTGGCGGCCAATTCAATCAAGACCTATTCGTGCAAATGACTCCACAGCAAAAGCAGAAACGCGCCGCCAATTCTCCGGCAGGCGTCGCGCAGATCAAAGGCCAAGCGGCTAAAAACCTCAACGATACAAAGTTTGCGCAGCAGCAGCAGCTACTTGAGCAGGAGCAGTTAGGAGAAGCCGCGGCCCACGATCAGAAGATCATGCTCGAGCATGCCCTCAATACGCAGATCGGCACAGGCACATTTGAGGAAAGCCAATGACGCCTCTCGGTGAAGAGCTAACGCAGGAAGAAAAACTCTACCTCAATAGCCTGACCATGCACGATGGCTGGCCAATTTTGGTACGAATCCTGAATGAAGCCTGCAAGAAGGCGACTGAGGATGTCATTAAGATCGATCCGCAGATCGAAGGATACGAACGGAAATTGGCAGCGGCACAGAACACGGCTCGCGCCAAGAACCAGTTCTGCACCGATGTCCTCAAAACAATTTCGTGGCGCATCACCGAAGGAATCAATGAACTAGAAGCAGAGGCGGAGAAGGAAGAGCATCGCAGAGCACCCAACTAATTCATGGAGATAACCACAATGCCGGAACCAATTCAGGAAGCACCGAAAGAGAAGATCGTATTTGAGTATCAACATACCGATGAGCAGGGCAATCCGATCATCGATCCCCGCACGAACAGGCCCGTATTCTCGAATTTTACCGGGGACACATGGGAAGAAATCGCACGCAAGCAGAAAGACGCTGAAATCAATGCGAGCCGGGCCATCAGCAGGCTTCGCGCTCGCAAGGCAGTCCCGAAAGAAACGGAAGCGCCAAAGCCAGTACTGACTCCTGAACAGGAAGCAGCCCGCAAAATGGCCGGCACGGACGAACTGGAAAAGAAGATTCAGGAGCAGGAACAAGTTAAGAATCAGGCAGCAGCCGAACGCGCCGCCTACCAATTCATGTCCGCACATCTAAGTGACTATTATCCCTGCAAAGCCAATTCCGACATTTTATCGCAATACATTACCGAGAATGAATTAGACCCCCGGATTCTAGACAACTACGAGATTGCTTTTGATGCCGTATCCGCAAAGTTAGCCCAGCGCCCAGCGCCGCCAGCACCAATCGCTCCGCAGCCCGAGCCGGAACCAGAACCGGCACCGGCTCCGAAGAAGCAGGCAGCAGGGGGTATTCAGCCGGGACAGCTTTCCGGTTCGCGTCCAATTCAGCGTAGGAACGACCGCATAACGATTGAAAAAATGAAGCGATGGAAAAACACGGCAGAAGGGCGCGCCGAATACAAGAAACTCATGCGAGATGAGACTTTTATCAACGACGTGAACGCCTTCTTCGCCGCTCGCAAAACTTAAAAGGAGATTAAGAAATGGCAGGTATCAATCCATCAGCGGCAAACGTAGGAAACGTTCTTACCGCTCAAACTATCGAGTTTGACGGCGAAATTGTACCAAATCTGAAAGGGGAAACAAACGCTTACATGGAATTTGCCGTGAAGCGCGTACAAGGCCCCGGAACAGGTATCAACCGCACCTTCTTCCAATATCAGGAACTCGGTGCGGATACCGCGCAGTCAACAGATGGCTCGATTGGCTCACCGGAATTCGTAGGGCAGATCAGCTTGCCCGCGCAGATCGGTGAATGGAACAACTTCGGCAACTACTCCGCTTTCGTCGTGGCTGCGGCCATTGACGACGTGGTGGGGAATTCGGCCAGGGAGGCTTCCTACCAAGCAGGGCAGACTATCAGCGAACTGTACTCGGAGACTTTGGACAACTCCTCAAGCGTTGATTCCAACGTCAACCAGTCCACCCTGCTTTCATCTCCCTATACGATGTCGTGGCCGATCATCCGCGAAATGAAACAGCAGCTTGTTTCGATCGGCGTGCAGCCCCGCATGAACAATGAATTCATCGGTGCCATTTCACCGAACGTTCTAGGCGACCTCTGGAACGGTACCACGGTCAATGCTTCGGTGATCGACTTCCTGAAATACACCAAGGAAGGGCAGGACATGTACGGAAAGATGGCTGGCCAAGTCGATCAGACCATGCCGATCCGCCTTCCGGGAACGGGCATCTGTTTCTATCAGACGCCTTTTGTTCTCAAAACCTCCAACTATCAATCGAGCGGACTCTATGCCTACCGCACCTATATTGGCGGAAATTACGCGCTGATTGGCGTGTGGCTCAATGTTCCCGGAGACACCGACCTCGATGATGGAAACTGGCGCACGATCGATTGCAAGGTCGTGACCGATGCTCCATCTTCGGTTTCCGATCCGGTAGCAACCATCGGCGCATGGTGGGCCTATCGTTTTCACCAGGCTGTTACAACGCCCCCTGCGTACGGCAGCCTTAACAGTCAGCGAAACAGGTATTGCGATTCTGTACCTTCTATTCAGTAGGTGGTTTAGAATGAACACGATAACAGCTACGAGCGCGGCGACATATCTTAACAGTACTATTTGCGTGTGTCAATGATTCCCGGCGTTTGGACAAACAAGAACCCGCTCAACGCGAGTCATAACCTCCACGCGAGCGCGCAAGCCCTCAAGGAGTTATACAAGGGCGGTACGCCCGCGTGGATTGCTCACCCTGAAGATTTCAAGGATTACGCGAACGAAGACTATTACGCGCAGAAAGAAATCTCTGATCATAACGCCAAACCTTACAAGCTACAGGATCAGGAACTTTTCACCGATTACGCACCTCGCCTGGTTCATCCCATGCACGTGCGGACGTTTGTAGAGAAGCTACGCGCAAATGGCGTGCAATGTTTCATGTACCAGGAACCTCCGCAGCCCGGAATTCCTGTTTGGCTTGCAAACACGTGTGCCCTCCATGCGGTCGTTCCTTCGCGGTCGCGATTAGGTCATCAGAAGATTTGCAACCTACGGATTCCCAAGATGTATGAATGGAGCACCCTGCTGACCGATAGTCACGATTTACAGAAAGCGCATTTGATTGGCTGGCGCACGGCATTGTGTCAGTTGATCGTGAGACGAGTCCTGACGGAAACCGAAGCCCACCGGATATTTGGTGAGCCTCTGGGAATTACCAGCGAGAGATACAAAAACACGCTGTACCAATTCAGGAATGGGAGACTAAAAGAAAATGACAGAGCCATTGAATCCATCTAGCGAGTTTCTGGATCTGCTGCGCAAACAAGTTGAGCTTCAAGCCAAAGAAGCCAATCGGTTAGAGGAAGAGCGCCTTACCGCCGCCATCGAGCATGAAGCTCGCGTAGAGCGTCGCAAGCAGGGAGACGCTTATCAGGCATCGCAGGAAACGCTCGCGCAATCCCGCTGTGATCACCGCAAGGGCACTAGCGGACGCGGGCGCAAGTTCAAAATCGTGGATTACATGATGAACCGCAACACGTTCCAGAATGGCGTCACGCGGATCAAATGCGAGAAGTGCCATTTCAAATGGTTCCCAAGGGACACCAAGGAATTCGTGGCCGGAACGATGGAAAACTGCCTCAAGAACATTCGCAAGATTCCCAACCCCACAAAGCTCTCTTACATCGAAGCCTGGAACATGACCAACGAAGAGAACACAACCAACACGCCATCACGCGCCGAGATGGTAACGAGCGGACCAGCGCCCGCCGTTGTCCAATGAAAACATTCGGATTCCACATCATTCGTTTTGGAATCTGGCCAAGATTCTATTACGTAGAAACTGCACCACCAGAAGATCCATTGTCTGCGGATCGCAAATGGATCGCATTTAAGTGGTTGTGGTTCGGAGTTCATTTAGTTGTCAAATAGTCAAAGTACAATTACGCTCCAGAACGTCGCAGACGATATTTCGTCCATCGTTGATATCCAGCCCATCCTAGCGGTGGGCGGATATTCCAACCGGACCATGCTTCGGATCGCCAACGACGTGATGAACGCGATCTGCGGCCAGTCATTCCCTTGGAAGTGGAATGCCATAAATGTCCCGCAGTTCTATACGAATAGCTGGCAGCAGGACTATGCTCTCGCATTAACCAATCTGGCTTCTCTACAGCGCGGAATCGTTATCAACATCAACAACGGTTCAGTCCCAAAGCCGTGGGGGTATGTGGAAGTCGTGCGGGAGCAGACCGAAGCAACCGGCTCATGGAATGGTCCGTGCCCGTTCTTTAACGCTCCGGTGTTTCAGGTCAACTGGATTCCCAACAATCAGCTTTACTATGGCATATGGGGAGACACGACAACCGGAAACAACACGGTAGGAAATAATCCCGTAGCGAACAGCGTTTATACTCCGCTGCTTGGCTCTGGTTCAATGCCGTCCAATCCCATCATGCAGATTCAGGATGCCAATGGAAATCTACTCGTTCTCACTGGATTCGGAACCGAAGGTACTACAGCACCCTTGGCCCCCGCTAACTCGAATCCAGGAACCACAGCTACTCCCGGAGCAGGTGCAACGACTTCTTGGACTGTTATCGACCCGAATGGGCAGGGAATGCGAATTAACCCCGTTCCCTCGCAGACTGGAGTCGTTTACCAATTCAACCTTGTAGGGCAGGCAATCCCCGTGCGTTTTACTCAACTCTCGCAGACACTTGTGCCATTGCCCGACTGGTTTGAGCCAACCTTCACGCAGGGATGCGTGGCGCAGGCATACCGCTATTCTGAATCGGCTAAAGTGCGCGAGAAGTTCACGATGGAATGGCCGCTGTGGTTGCAATCGCTCCTGCTATCGAGGGAGAAGTCAGATAAAGAACGGGACGCAGCGAGATTTGTTCCTGAGCGCAGCGTGATGGGATGCGGCGGCACTCGCGGCGGGTTTTGGGGTCCGCAGTGGCCCTTCAACGGCCCTCCTCCGGGGAGATGGTAGTTGTCTAGCACCATCCAGCTCCGGACAACCGTAACTTGGGCGAGTGCCTATGTAAATTATGAGCAACTGACCATCGCCAGCGGCAATGAACCTTCGATCACGAATGCAAATACCGTTCTGCAAACGATTGTTGGCCCTCCTTTTAAATGGAATTGGAACCGCATTGCTGCATCTCCCATCACTACAGTCGTTAATCAGCAGGATTATCCGTTAGCCATTGCGAATTTCGGGTTCCTCGAGGCTGCGAGCGTCACCCTTGCAGGAACGTCGTTTGCCATCAAGAAAATCTGCCAAGAGTTGACGGTTGGAACGGAAATCGGCAGGCCCGAAGCGATCGCGCCTCAGATTGATAACAACGCAGGGCAGATTACCTTCCGATTTCTGCCTGTCCCTGATGCGATTTATACAATCGTGCCTTATTTGCAACAAAGTCCTCCTCTCTTCACGTCTCTGACGCAAACATGGACGCCCATCCCGGATAAATTCCAATATCTCTACAATTACGGGTTCTTGGCGCTCTCGATGGCTTACTCGCAGGACCAACGATTTCCAATATTCAATCAAAAGTTCGTTGCTCACCTACTCGGAGCGCAGCAGGGGCTATCAGAGACGGAGCGCAATCTGTTCCTTGATAATTGGGCCGCGCTCACAAGCCAATCACAGGTAGCGCAGATCAAGGCACAGCAAGGTCGCCAAGCTCTCGGAACTTAATTGCCCAGCCAGTCGCTTTTACAGCTTCTAGGTAGCAGGGGAGACAAAGAAACCCGCTACGCTCCGATCTTCACAGACCGCTTCTTCGTAGGGCTGTGGACGAACCGGAATCCTCTCCGGTCGCCCCTTTCAACCTTCTATGCGGATGGCTGGCACCTTGGCGGCACCGATGCACTGATCAACGGTGAGAATATCGAGCTGTCTCCGAGGCTAACGCTTTGCCGGCGCCCTGGAAACATCGTATTTTGCTCTGCATCATTCCCCGTCCCGCTGACGTTCTACTCCTTCTTTCCCTCCGGCGCTACCACCATTGATTTGATCGTGGACACGGCCAACACGATTTATTACGTCACGTCTCCCACATCCGCATCGCCCATTACGAACAAAGCGGCAGGCGCAGGGCAGGCAAACTTCCTCGGAATTGGGAATACGCTTTATTGGGGAGATGGACAGGAAGTTCTGGCTTGGCAAAATGGCGTAGTCCGTAATTGGGGAATCAGCATCGGTCCATTCGGTAATGCGGTTGGGCCGAACACGGCAGGGTCCGGCGCGGATGGTGGCGGTCCTAACGTATGGCTCAATCCTAGCTATGTGACCGGATCGGCCGGCTATGCAAACGCTACATCAAGCGGAACGGGCGTAGTTAACCATGCCATCGGTTACACGAATGGACTAAATGCAGGGACATTCGGTTTCTCCCTGCCGCTGACGAATACGATTACGGGAATATCGGTGATCTTTGGAGGCTATGCAACCATTTCCGGTGGAACGGGAGCGGTTTACTTTCAAGCGCAACTGCTCAAGAACGGCGCTCCTGTTGGGAATCCCATCCAGGTTCCAGCGCCAGGAATAGCAACGACGATTACTATGGGCGGGGCTTTGTGGGGAACGACGTTTTCTCCCTCCGATCTGAATTCCAACATCTTTGGCGTGCAAATCATCGGTGTGACCGTTCACCATTCCGGCCCAGGAGTTACCGGAGCATTCAACGTTCAGGATGTTCAAATCACCGTGTACGGAACGGGCGGTCCAACCGTAGCCGCAACTGGTTCCGGTGTTCTGACCGGCTCCTACACATATGTAGCCGCTTATGGAAATGCGGCCAGCGGTCAAGTCTCAAGCACTACGCCACCATCGGCCACCGTTATGCCTTCGGCGCAGCAAGTACAGATTTCCCTGATTGCCTCGACCGATCCGCAGGTAAATCAGATTTGGGTATTCCGCATTGCAAATGGTGGATCGACTTATCTGAATCTTCCCAATTCACCGTTTCCCAATGTCACCGGAAACGTTCTCGACAACGCCCCCGATACGCAACTCAATATCTTGCAGCAAGCACCGATTAATTTCGTCAATAACCCACCGCCTACAGGTTCACTTGATCCCGTGCAGTATCTTGGTTTGGTTTGGGTTCATGTGGGGAATGCGGTTTACTTCTCAAGGTCCGGGTCCGCGATCGTAGGGATTACGCAAGAATCTTTTCCTCCTGCCAACGTCTTCACGTTCCCTGAGACGGTCATTCGCAAAATACCGATCAATGCGGGTCTGCTGATCTTCACCGTTTCAAATATCTATATCATCGTGGGTCAGAACACATCGAGCAGCGTGCTATTCCCTGCTCCGTTTCTGTCGGGCTACGGAGTCCTCAACTGGAATGCAGTGTGGATCGATGGAAGCATTATTTATTTCTTCACGGGAGATAAGCGGGTCATTCGCCTCGATCCTTCGGCGGGCGTTGAGGATATGGG